CGAAGATCGCGGAGCTGTCGGGCCTCTCGGTGAAGGTCGCCACGCTCACGACCGAACTCGACGCCGCGAAGGCGCGCGAGTCGGAGCGCGTGGAGCTCGACGTCGCCGCGCACCTCGACGCGATGATCGCCGCGCAGCCCGCGCTGAAGCCCGTGCGCGCGTCGCTCGAGTTCGCCGCCCGCGCCGACTTCGCCGCCTTCGCGAAGGCGAACCCGCTGCCGCGTGCGAGCGCCGCCACGACCTCGACGCTGACGCAGCGCGTGACGGCCCTCGCCGCCGCGCACGACGCCACGCCCTCGAACGTGGTCGCCATGCCCGCGCGCCACAACGACGCCGCGGGCGCCCGCGCTCGCGACCTCATGGCCGCTGACAAGACCCTCACCCTCGAAAGCGCGCTGAAGCAGGCTTCGCGCGAGATCAAGGCGGCGCGCTGATGGGCCTCTCGAATCGCTTCCCCGGTCAACTCATTCCCGTCGTGTCGGAGTCGATCCTGACCGACGGCATGATCGTGCGTGTCGGCTCGGCCGACAACACCGTGCGCCTCCCCGGCGGCGCCTCGCCGACCACGTCGCTCCTCGGCTGCATGATGCGCCCCGACGGCAGCGCGTGCGCCGCGGGCGACACCATCGACCTCGTGCTCAACGGCGTCTACCCGCTCATCGCGGCGGGCACCATCACGCGCGGCGACTTCGTCACCTCGGGCGGCACCGACGGCTCGGTGATCACCGAGACCGCCGCCGCGGGCACCAACGTGGCCGTCATCGGTCAGGCGCTCGAGAGCGCCGTCACGGGCGACCGCGTCGCCGTCGCCATCAACCCCTTCATGAAGCAGGGCGGCTGATCCATGAACTCCGAAATGCACTCGCTCCAGATGGAGCTGCTCATGGCGCACGGCCTCAACGCCGCGCAGGCCGCGAGCGTGATCGAGGCCTCGTTCTCGCCGTCGTCGGTTCACGTCGACGCGCCCCTGTCGAACTTCGCGTCGACCATCCGCAACCGCGACATGATCGCTGACATGGTCATGCCGATCGTCGACGTCACCAAGCCGAGCGACAAGTTCTTCAAGTACGGCGGCGACACGTTCTTCGAGGAGCAGTCGGCCTCGCTCGCGGGCGCCGAGGCGATGCCCGGCCGCGTGCGCTACACGATCTCCACGGACAACTTCAGCACCGTCGACTACGGGCTGATGGACTTCGTGAGCAACAAGGAGATCGAGTCGGCCGACGCGCCCATCGACCCGCAGATGCACGCCGTCAAGGTCGTGACCTCGCGGCTCGACATCGCCAAGGAGCGCCGCGTCGCCGCCATCGCGTTCGCGTCGGGCTCGTACGGCAGCAACACCGCCGCGCTCTCGGGCGCCGATCGCTGGGACACCAACACCAGCGACCCCGTGCAGAAGATCGACGACGCCATCGAGGCCTGCGACGAGCGGCCCAACATCATGGTGATCGGCGCGCAGGCGTGGATCAAGCTGAAGAACCACCCGAAGCTCAAGGAGACGATCCTCTCGCGCTCCTCGACCATCTCGGGCGCCACGCCCGACCGCGTGACCACCGACCTCGTCGCCTCGCTCTTCGAGCTCGACGCGGTCTACGTGGGCCGCGCCAAGTACGTGACCTCGCGCGAGGGTCAGACCTCGGCGAAGGGGTACATCTGGGGCAAGTCGTGCGCGCTCATCCGCGCCACCGACAACCCTGGCCCGCGCGAGACGGCCGTCTTCGGCAAGCAGTTCCGATTCGGCCCGCGCGAGACGCAGACCATCGACGCGCCCCTGCCGGGCAAGTCGGGCGGCATGTATGTGAAGGTGACGGAGTCGCTCGACGAGAAGGTCGTAGCGGGCTCGGCCGCGGGCTTCCTCTACACCACCGTCGTGAGCTGATGTCCCGCCGCAGTCAGAACCGCCCGCAGGAGTCGCGCAGCGTGCCCGTGCGTGCGTCGGAGTCCGTCTCCGCGCCCATCGTCGCGCCCGAGTCTCCCGCGGCCCCTACGGAGCCCGCAGACGCGGTGCCTCCTGCGCTCGCGCGTGTGCGGTTCCGCGCGCGGGTGCGCATCCACGCGGGCACGACGTACGAGCCCGGCGCGGAGATCCCCGAGACCGTCGCGATGGACGGACTCACCGAAGGCGTGGAGTACGACCGTGGCTGAACTCACCGCGATCATCACGAGCGCCGACGTCACCGGCCGTCTCTCGACGCAGGCGTATGCGCGCCTCTTCGCGAAGAACGGCGGCGCCACCGCGGACACAACGTTTCGCGACCTGTGCATCGCGGAGACCAACAGCCGCATCCGCACCCTCACGCGCGCAGCATTCCCCGACGGCCTCTACCTCACGACGGACACCGTCGACCCCGAGGTGACGGGCCGCGGCGTCGACATCGTGTGCATGATCGCCGCCTCGCGCCACGCGAGCGCAGGCGCCACAGCGGGCGACGAGAGCGGCGCGTACCTCTCGCACGGCCGCGCGGCTGAGCGCTTCTTTCGCGAGATGAGTCGCGACGCCGATGCGCGCCCGCCGAACTCCAACGCGAGCGTCGGCGACGCACGCCCGCGCGCATCGAACACGAACCTCGTCGACTCCGCGAACGAGTACACGAACCCCTACACCCGCGCCGCAGATCGCCGCGACGGGTCGGCGTTCTGACCGTGGCCGAGTGGATCGACGCGGTCGACGCGATGCGCGGCGCCCTCTCCCGCGCGCTGCCTCCTGCGCTCACTGCGGGCGCGAAGATCGTCGCCGCGTACGCGAAGGCCAACCACCCGTACACCAACCGAACCTTCCGCCTCCAGACGCACACCGAGTGGCAGTTCACGGACGGCTCGCTCGCGAGCGGCTACGTGATCCAGGTGCACGGCGGGATGCCCTACGGGTCTTTCGTCGAAGAGGGCACGTCGCGCAACCGCCCGTACCCGTACCTGCGCCCCGCGTGGCTCGCGATGGGGCAGACCATGGCTGAGATCGTCGCCGCCTCGATGGTGGGCGCCGTGCAGAACACCCGATGAGCGCCGCCACACTCGCAAGCATCGAGCTCGCGCTCTACACCGCGCTCTCGGGGCTGCTGACGAACGTCACCACGGGGCCGACGACGTCGCGCCCCTTCGCGTGCGTCGGGCGCTACGCCGGGCCGGTGCCGCCCGAAGGCCTCGCCGAAGCCGCCGCGCAGTACCCCTGCGCCATGCTGCGCTTCGACGAAGACCTGTCGACGCGCGACGTGATGGGCTTCGGCGCCGCGTCGATCGAAGACCGCGCGCTGTCGCAGTTCTCGGTGCTCGTGGCCGTCGAAGACGCCCGCGCGATCGACGACGGCATGGTGGGCGACTCAAGCGCCCCCGGCCTCCTGCGACTCGTCGACGCGGTCATCGCAGCGTGCAACGGACTCGTGGTCGCGGACACGCACATGAACCTCTCGACGCGCTACGCGGGCACCCGCGCGGAGCTGATCCGCCGCGGCGCCGTCTACGTCTACGCCGTGCGCTTCGAGGCGACGCGCGACGCCGAAGCCGCGACCTACGACAGCAGCGCCGCCGTCACGATCCCCGCCGTCTACAGCGACATCAACCTCGTGGGCACCGGCACTGCGCCGAACCCGCTCGTGCAGATCGTCTCTGACACCACCCCGTGAGCCACTCCATGAAGACCATCAACGTGCGCGCCGTCGGCGATGCGCGGCTCCCCGTGCCCGGCTCCGTGTCGGCGCGCTACGTGGGCCGTGACCGACGCGGCGAGATCATCCCCGAGGGCGTCACCGTGCCCGACGACAGCTACCACCGCCGCGCCCTGTCGCGCGGAGAACTCGAGGCCCTGTGAGCATCTCCGTCCCCGGCGTGCCGTCGTCGCGCAAGACGCCCGGCATCACCTTCAACGTCGTGCTCGGCGGCCCTGGCTCGTCGAGCGGCAGCGCCACCAAGACGCTCATGTTGCTCGGGAACATGATCGGTACCGCCATCACCGGCGCCTCGCCCGCGCTCTCCGTGGCCGCGGGCACCGCGACCGTGGCGACGCCTGTGTTCGTCGCGTCCGACGCCGACGCGCAGACGCTCTTCGGCGCGGGCTCGGAGCTGCACCGCATGGCCCTCGCGGTGTTCGCTCAGTACCCCGACGCGACGCTCTACGCGTGCCCCGTGGCCGACGCTGCGGGCACCGCCGCGAGCGGCGTCATCACGTTCGCGACGACGTCGACCGCGGCCTTCACCGTGCGGCTGAAGCTCTGCGGGCAGACGATCGACGTCCCCGTCGCCCTCGGCGACACCGCGACCGTCATCGCCGCCGCCGTGGCCGACGCGATCAACGACGCGCTCACGCTCCCCTTCACGGCGCAGAACAGCACCGGCGCTGTCACCCTCACCGCGAAGCAGACCGGCCCGCGAGGCTCGGTGATCGTGGTCGACGCCTACTTCGTGCCGACGGGCTCGACGCTGGAGACGCGCATCACGACGAACAGCACGTCGAGCGGCGCAGCCACGACGGGCACCTGGTCGGGCACCGACGCCCTCGGCGGCGAGATCACGCTGAAGAACGGCGCGACGCAGGACAGCTTCGCGAACGCCCTCGCGGCGATCAACCCCACGCGATACGACCGGATCGCGTGTGCGTGCATCGAGGCCACGAACGCTGACCTCGTAGTGGCCGAGCTCAACACGCAAGCCGGGCCGACGGTGCAGCTCCTCGAGCAAGCGATCATGGCGACGAGCGCGACCTATGCGAACGCCGTGACCCTCGCCACGGGCCGCAACGCCTCGCGGATGCAGGTCGCATGGCACCACGCGAGCGTGCTCCCGCCGCCCGACGTCGCCGCACAGGTCGCCGCTGCGCGCCTCGCGGGCGACGCCTACGCGGGCGGATCGCTCGTGGGCGAAGCGAGCGACCCCGCCGCCAACCTCGACGGCGTGAACCTCGCGACGGTGCCCATGCAGCGCCTCCCCGCCGACCGCCCGACGGGCACCGAGATCGAGAACGCGCTCAACAACGGCCTCGCGGTGATCGGCACGAGCGCGCTGCGCCCCGGCTACGGCGCCCTCGTGCGCTCCGTGACCTCGCGCTCCACCGCGGCGGGCGTACCCAACTACGCGGTCATCGACACGGCCTACGTGACCGTGTGCGACTACGC